TGCGTGCGCTTTCGGTGCCATTATGCCGCCTCCCTGATAGCCTTAATGTCGCGCTCAACCCTGCCGTCAATCTCGGCGGCTACCTCGCCCCAGGCGGCAAAGGAGCGCTGAACAATCCGCTCCGCCACCTCGCGGCACCACTCGTTCAGGCGCCCGGCGCCGTCGGCTTTTCCGTAGTAGTAGTCGCTCATGCGCTCATCATCAAGTCCGGCCTTGCGCAGTGCAGCGCGAAGCGCGTCTGATGCAAAAGCAAAGAGCGCCATGCTCAGCGCGCCGGTGTTGTCTCTCTGGTACCAATGGAGGCGCTTCATCTTAGCGTAGATGGCACGCGGCAGGAAGCCGCGCAGGTAAGTCTCGTTGGTCTCTGTATCTTTCATAATCTTTCCCTCGGTAAAATGCCCCGGCGTGCCGGGGCGCGTGCGTGTCAGTGTGTCAGCCAGCCTTTGCGATGCTGCGTGCGGTGCTCCACTCGGAGCCGCGATGAACCTTGAAGAGCAGGTCGTCGTGCATGTCCATCGAAGCCCGGTTCTCCTTGAACCACTCCGCAGTCTCATCCGCGAGATCCTCAATGTCGCGGCCGGCATCCTCCTGGTCAACCCAGTCAATGACCTCCGGCACCGGCAGGCGGCGCCCGTTGATGCTTACTACCTCAATCCATGCGTGTTCCATAATCCTTTCCCTCGGTTACCGGCGCCCTCGCGCCCTTCACAGACAGTCTACTCTTTTGTTTAAGACGTTGCAAGAGATTTTTAACACTTTTTTGTGCGTTTATCCCAAAATGTGATATCAGTCATAAAATTTTACGATCCTGCCAGCTTTGTCGCGCGATATGCCGAGAGCGCGCGCCGCCTCGGCAAGCGTGTCATAGCACACGCCCTGATACTCGCATGGCCTGCGGCGGGGCTTACGCCGCGGCCTCTTCGGCCTGTCGCGGCGCATCAGCCGCTCGCTCATGGCGCTATGCGTGATGCCGAGAGCCTTTGCCGCGGCGGTGATGGAGGGATAGTCAACCCCCTCCCAGGTGCAGGGCTTCCGGCTGCTCACCCCCCGGACAGACAGCGCCTCGAGCGGGATATTATGCCTGAGCCGGTATATACAGCAGGCGTCTGTCAGATGATACGCCGCAGCAAGAGCTGTCATTGAGTGATATTTTTTGCCCGCATGCTCGATCTCGCACCGGTGCACCTCCTCGGCAAAGCTTCGCGCCTTACTCCAGCCGATGCCCAGAGCGCGAGCCATCGCGCCGACGCTGCGGTAGCGCACGCCCTGAAACTCGCACTGCAGAAATGCTGGCCTGCGGGACTTCTTCCGCGGCTTTCCATAGCCGCGCGCGATGCGGTACCACATAGCCGATGCGGTGATGCCGCAGGCCTCTGCCGCAGAGGCTATCGTAGGATACAGCACGCCATTCCACACAACCCGCCGGGGATGGCCGCATCCCCGCGGCGTGTCGATTTGAAAACCGCCTTGTTTAGTCCGCATGGTTGTATGACTCCACCTCGGCGTTCTCGATATCGGGCAGGTACACGCGTGCCATATCGAGGTGCAGATCATAAATGTCGTCTTCGGCTGTCAGCTTCGGCGCCTTGTCCTTCGCGTACATCACCGCCATGCGCTCCAGCCTGTCGCCGAATACATCCCTGACGCTGAAACGGTACTTTATCTGCCCCTTTGCCTCGGCAATAAAATCCTTAACCAGCTCGCCCTCAAGCCTCGGATCCCTGATGCTGTCGAGGTGATAATACTTGGCTACTTTTGTCCTGCAAACACTCATTTCATGCTCCTTCCTTAATGCCTCGCCCTTTCCGTAGGGCAGCCTCAAATCCTTGTACATCGCGACGTGGCTCCTGTAATAGCGCCCGCCGTACTCGCACACCCTGCGGAGCGGTCTGGCCTCCAAGTGCCCGCTGCGCACGCGGTAGCGTGCGGCCCCCTCATGGATGCCCAGCGCCCTGGCATACGCCGAGATTGACGGGTATGACATGCCGTCAGGCGTAACAACCTCGACACGTGAGACACCGGCGGTGTGCTGCCCCGGCACGCCCTTCGGAGCGTCAAGCGGTATCCCGGCATAGCGGCGGAAGTAATACAGCATCTTGCTCAGCCCGTAATACTCCCGCAGTGCGGTAACAGACTTAAACAGCCTGCCCTTGTACATCACCCGCTTACACCTCATTGCCATACCCCATCTGATGCAAACGGTTGTAGCCCTCTACCTGTCTGCTGTACTCCTCGGTGCTCATAAACTCACTCATGATGCGCCTTAACTCCTCCTGCGCCTCTTTGTCGCAGTCCTGCACAGCTGTCTCATACTGGCTGAAAACCGCGAGCGGTACAAAATCGGGATCCTCCATCGCGGCAAAGAGATTAAAGGGCATGTAGGCGTGCGGATCCCGGTCAAGCAGGTAATGCCGCATCGCGTCAAGCGCGAAAAAATCCCCGGCGGCGGCGCGCGCCATTGTACGCAAGGCCAGCAAAGCTTTAACGTCAATCAATCTTGTCATCTTGTATATACCACCTTGTATTTCCCTTCCGGCAGCTCGCACTCCTCGGCAAGCGTGCACATTGTCGTGAAAATTCCATGCCTGACAGCTACTATAGCGCCGCTGTAATGGCTGATATAGACCACCGGCGTGCCGGCGTAATACAGGATTATAAATCCCAGGATGGCGCCGCTTACCGCGGCGCAGAACTTCATAATCATAGCTTCCGATACTCCAGCTGAATGGCCAGGATGCAAACGCGGTCAGGCGTGCCGGACACGTCGTAGGGATCCCTCATGACGCTCCTCCCTGCAAGGATCACACGAAACGGCAGGCCGGCAATGCGGCGCATGAAATCCTCACGCTGCTCCTTCATGACGTTCTCATAGTGCGGCGTCCTGCGCCAGAACGTCGCAATCTCAACCACCGTGCCGGAGGGGGGGGGATCTCAATCTGCCGTGCGCCCTGAAAGGCCTCAAAAGCGGCATTTGTCAGGGCGTTCTCCTCTTCCTCTGATGGTATCCCCGGCACGTTGTAAAGCCGGGAATAGTTTTGAAAACAGTGATATTTCGGAGCCATCTTATTCTACCCAAACAAGGTCATACTCTGCCGGCACATGGCAGTCCTGGCCGACCTTGCAGGCGTGATAGCCGGTGCCGTCCTCCCAGCCGGTGATGGCGCCGGAGCTGTTGGAGCGGTAGACCTGCGGCATGGCCGCGAAAGCGGCGCCCGTCATGGCGCCGATGGATGCGGCAAGGACTGCCGCCGCGAGAAACTGTAGAACTCTCATGATGTTTTCCCCTTAAAAAGCCCCCGGCGCACCGGGGCGGATGCTGTTCAAAGCCTGATGTATCCGTAGTAGGCGGTGACAGTCAGGGCTTCACAGTCCTCTTTGGTGTTGATGCATCCCCTGAGCCCGAAGCGCCTGGTGTAGCCGTTGTCGCCGCAGAAGCAGCCGCGGCAGTACTCGAGGGTCTCAAGCACCTCGGTGAAGGCCTTAGCGGTCTTGCACTTGTAGCGGATCCATCCGGTGCGGGCGTCGCGATCCGGTGAGTAGGTGATCTCGCCGTCTTCCTGCAGCAGGTTCCAAGTCCAGGGCTCCGCGCAGTGCCTGATACCCCTGACAAATTCAATCGCATCGTTCATTTTTCAATCCCTCGTTTTTACCGGCGCCCTCGCGCCCTCACAGACAGTTTACTCTTTCGTTCTGATTGTTGCAAGCGATTTTGTAAACTTTATTGTGCTTATCTCTGATTTTGTGATATGCGTCTCACTCGATGCGCCCGTAGATGATCCTTGCCCAGATTGCCGGCAAAGGCTCCTCACAGCCATCCCGGACGGTAAAGCCGTAAATCCCGTCTCTCATTTAAGCTCCTAGTTATGAGGGCGTGCACGGGGGCTGGAGCATGCACGCCCATACTTAACCTTACCAGTGGAGTCTGACTACTCCACCGTAGTCAAGCGTTGATTCGATGTCCAGAAAGACATCGAAATCCGAGACATCTGCACACACGTGCAGATGCCCCGGGCAATTGGCGCGAATGTTCCCACATTCACGCCATGCCATGCGCCACCCGTCATGCTGACGGGTGTATATATTCTCGACGCACTGGCCGTGCGTCTCCGAAAATTCGCGGGTAATCACCTTATATGCAGTGATTTTCATCTTCTTACCTCTCATTTAAGCCACGCAGTTGAGTCAGCAGCGCACGCACTCAAAGCCCGCAGCATGTAGAGCCCTGCCCAGGCGCGTGTACGCCCGCTGATGCTCAGGCACCCCGAAATAGCTGTCCTGCACCCAGTACGCGAAGCCCTCCGCGACAACATGAGGCGCAAAAATCGGATCATCATCCCGGTGATCCTCGTAATCCTCGCGGACGGGCGTCTTAATGCGCCTGCCGTCAACTGCGACAATCTCAACCCAGATCTTCATGGTTCCTCCAAAGATAAAAGCCCGGCATGGCGCCGGGCAAGGCGTGTCAGTCGTCAAGGGCCTCGCGCAGCATCGCGTCTGACACATCGACAAGCGCGCGCCCGCGGATAAAGCCCCTGACCTCATCAAAATTCTTATAGCGGCGGCGGACAATTTCTGCGGCAATCCACGCTGCCACATCGTCAAGAACCCCCTGGTCATAAAACTCCTGCGCTTCGGCCTTTGTGTGTCCGTTCTGCTCAAAGACTTCGACGCCGATACGCTCGGCTTCATCCTCGATGGCCATTGTCAGGCCGCAGAACATCCGGTCTTCATCGCTGTTGAAAAGGC